GTGGTACCGTATTTCCCTGGCACAAACTGGGTTGCGGTATTCTGTACCAAGCTCGTCTCTTGGACACTGTCCTACACTTTACCTCGCGGTATTGCAGTGGAAGTGTCCATGGCCATGTCTCTTCTAGGTTGCTGGAAGATGGGATGGTTCGGGAGAAGACAGGAGCGTACCCTAGATGGTGACTAGGGGTACCGCCGGCCAGGGGTTTGCTCTCCCCTAGCCAGAGGCGTCATAGCTCCTGGGCATAAGCTGACCGAGGGACCCGATGTGTGCAAGCACACCGGATTTACTCGCCAGCTGCTGATCCCACGCAGCTATCTGGCGCCGGACATCGTGACACATCACAACTGTCACAACAATAAGATGATAGGCTTAACTGCACGTCATCTACTTGATAACAATCCGGCGCCAGAATGGCTAGCCCACACACCCAACGGAACTCACTTCCTCAATCCAGGACCCCTTAGAGGTTACACTCAATTTGAGTGGTTTGAGGCCATGCGTGAGACGGCTAACATGTATATTCAAAAGAATCTCGAACTATCTGATTCTGCGAATTATATTAAGAAGTTTGCTGGTCCGAAATATAGGAAATTGGTTGATTGTTTTAATCGCACCCATCGCGAGAACAACATGAAAATTAAGATCACCAGTTTCGTTAAAGCGGACAAGTACACGGAAGATATAGCCGTATCAAAACCACCACGCATGATACAGTACAGAGACCCCGGCACAAATGTTGAAGTTAATAGGTTCCTCGAACCCATAGAAGAACATGTGCTTAAGGGACCAGGTCTTGGCCCAACTAAGACCTCTGACTGTTCCAAAGGCCTGAATCTCAATGACCGCGCAAAACTGTGGTTGGAGAAAAGGAGGTATTTCCGTAATCCTGTGTGTCTGAAGGCTGATTTCAGCAAGTTTGATGCCCATCTACATACTCATATACTAGCGATCGTTCACTGGTTTTATGAGAAGATGATGGGTGTCCCCTCGGGATTTATGGATTTCCAGTACAAAAACATCTGTAGTACTGGTAAAATCCGTTATACCGCCGTGGGAACACGTATGTCTGGAGACAGAGATACGGGGGGGGGTAATTCCCTTGTCGTCATGTTTCTCATCAACACGATAGCTAGGCTCTCAAATACTACTATCGAGTTGTTGTGCGATGGTGACGATCAATGCATCTGGTTAGAATCAGGAGATGAAGTTAAATTCATGGAATGGTTATCGGATGTCATCCCCAAGTTTGCTGGAATGAAGCTTGAAGTCGATATAGCACGAACAATTGAGGAGGAAGAATTCTGTCACAGCAAATTGTTGCTAGACGGGAAAGTCAATTGGAAATGCTATCTTGACCCACTTAGGACTTTACACCGAGC